TCAATGTTATAAGGATAAAGAGAGATATCCTTCAGGTCCATGGTGCAAGGTCGGTGATTGGGTGATCTTTGCGCGTTATGCAGGATCACGTATACAAATTGAAGGTGGAGAAATTCGACTGCTAAACGAAGATGAAATTTTAGCAACTGTCAAGAATCCAGAGGATATCTTGCATAAATATTAACATTGGAGGAAACAATGCCAGAAGAAAATAAAATAAAGAAAGAAGATCCAAAGGTGGATATAGATACTTCAGGACCTGAAGTGGATGTAACCATTCCTGAGGAAAAAAAGGAAGAAGTAGTAGAGACCACGGAACAGGAAACAGTAAAAGAAGTTAAAGAAGAACCAGTAAAAGAAGTTAAAGAAGAACCAGTAAAAGAAGATGATTCTAAACTAGAGGAATATAGCAAAGGCGTTCAATCGCGTATCTCCAAACTCACAAGAAAAATGAGAGAAGCAGAACGAAGAGAAGGCGCTGCTGTTGAATATGCTCAAGCTTTGGAATCACAAAGAAAACAAGATCAGTCTCAATTTAAAAAAATGGATACTGATTATTGGTCTAGATTTGAGAAAAATGTAAAAACAGGAATGGAGTCTGCTCAAAAAGAATTAGCAGGCGCTATTGAATCTGGAGATGCAGCAGCTCAAGTTGAAGCTAATAAACGGATTGCAACATTAGCCTTTGATAATGCTAAATTAGAGCAAGCCAAAGCAAATAAACCAGTTGAACAGGAACCTGTACAACTATCAGACGGTGGAAGATTACCACAGCAAACTCCGCAAAGTTTACCGGAACCTGATCCTCAAGCAGAAGCTTGGGCTAGTAAAAACACATGGTTTGGCAAAGATCGAGCCATGACCTTTACTGCCTTTGAAATTCACAAGGATCTTGTAAATGAGGGATTCGACCCTAAATCGGATGACTATTATTCTGAAGTTAATAAAAGAATAAAAGTTGACTTCCCTCATAAATTTGCTATAGGTGGTGATGTAGAGCAAACGTCCAAGACCAATCAGTTGGTTGCTTCAGCTCAGAGAAGTGTAAGACCTGGACGCACAACTGTGAGACTCACATCTTCACAGGTAGCAATAGCTAAAAAATTAGGTGTGCCACTCGAAGAGTATGCAAAACAAATAAAACTCACGGAAGGAGCATAAGCATATGAAAAAAGAAACAAAAGAAACTTCTCGTGCGAGCCAAACACGGTCAAATACTGAAAGACCAAAAGTGTGGGCTCCTCCATCTTCTCTAGATGCACCCCCTGCACCTGATGGATTCAGGCACAGATGGATACGGGCAGAGAGTTTAGGATTTCAAGATTCTAAAAATATCTCTGGAAGATTAAGATCTGGTTATGAATTGGTGAGAGCCGATGAATATAAAGATACTGATTATCCTGTAGTCACTGAAGGAAAATACAAGGGGATTATCGGGGTTGGTGGCCTTGTACTCGCAAGGGTACCCGAAGAAATTGCGAAGTCTCGGACTGAATATTTTGCTAAACAAGCAGAAGGTCAGAACGAAGCGGTTGAAAACGATTTAATGAGGGAAGAGCATAAGAGTATGCCTATTGACGTAAATAGGCAGTCTCGCGTAACCTTCGGTGGTACAAAGAAATAATATTTCTTAAACTATCGATTTAAATCAACCCGTTTACATTTATGTAAACATTAAGGAGTAATAACATGGCTAATAGAAACTCAGCCGGTTTTGGGTTTAGACCAAATGGGACGTTAGGTAACACACCTGCGACTCAAGGTTTATCTCAATATTGGATTGCTTCCGCAGCATCAGTTGATCTTTTTAACGGCATGGCGATGAAATCGTCAGGCGGTTATATGATTACTGGTGAAAGTGCAACTACAGTTACGACTATAGGTGTTCTCTACGGAATCTACTATAATGCAGCATATACTTTGAAGCCTACATGGGCACATTGGTACGATGCAACAATTACTCCAGCAAACAGTGAAGACACACAAGCGTTTGTTAATGATTATCCTTTTCAGAAGTATACTATAGCTTCAGATGACGTAGTAGCTAGTTCAGTTCCTGCAGCTCACGTGAAGTTTATGGAAACTTTCTCCGTATTTGCGAATACAGGCGGAAATACGACAACAGGTAAATCAACAACAACTCTTGACATCGCGGGCACAAATAACACAACACACTCTTGGAGATTACTAAGAAGTGCTGAGGAAGTTGAAAACAACGACCTTACAGCAGCTTATTGTTCTCTAGAAGTTGTTCAGAACTTGTCCGAATTTGTCGGAACTGGAACATAATAGGAGCATAATAACATGGCTATATCACGAGCACAGCTAGTGAAAGAACTAGAACCAGGTTTGAATGCACTATTCGGCCTGGAGTACAAACAGTATGAAAATCAGCACGCTGAAATTTATACAACAGAATCATCAGACAGAGCTTTTGAAGAAGAAGTAATGTTAAGTGGTTTTGCAAACGCAAACGTTAAAGTGGAAGGATCTGGTATTTCTTACGATGAAGCACAAGAAACTTACACTGCACGTTACACACACGACACAATTGCTTTAGCTTTTTCAATCACTGAAGAAGCGATTGAAGATAATTTGTATGACAGACTTGCGTCTAGATATACAAAAGCTTTAGCAAGATCTATGTCTAATGCGAAACAAGTAAAAGCAGTAACACCTTTGATTCAAGGTCTTCCTTCAACGGATAATTTTGATTCTGGTGATGCTGTATCTTTGTTCACAACTAACCACCCAACGGTTAGTGGAACAGTGGTTAAAAATACTTTAACAACGCAAGCAGACTTAAACGAAACATCTTTAGAGCAAGCATTGATTGACATTGCTGGCATGACGGATGAACGTGGAATAAGAGTCGCAGCAAGAGGAATGAAAATGGTCATTCCTTCAGCTAATCAGTTCAATGCTGAGAGATTAATGAAATCTCCAGGCAGAACTGGAACAGCAGATAATGATATCAACGCCGTCGCGTCTATGGGAATGGTTCCTCAAGGTTATAGAGTGAACAATTTCTTAACTGACACTGACAGATGGTACATCATTACTGATGTCCCTAACGGTATGAAAATGTTCCAAAGAGCAGCTTTAAAAACTGCTATGGAAGGTGATTTCGATACTGGCAACGTTAGATACAAAGCTAGAGAAAGATACTCATTTGGAGTATCCGACTATAGAGGTATCTTCGGTGTTGAAGGTGCGTAATAACTAATTAATGAGGCGGCCTTAAAACCGCCTCATTTTAAAAATAAGGTAAGAAAATGAAGAAATTCCTCATAAATATTTGGGCATATGATCATCATGCTAAATTTGAAATTTTAGCTGAGGATTCTGCCACTTCCATTGAACAATCAATCCTTGACAAGCTAGGAGAAAAGAGTATAAAATGGGAATCAACGTGAATGTTTAAAGATATTCCGAAAAGAATAACCTATGAGGAGGTTATAAATGACACAAGACCTATACAATACAAAGAGGTCCTTGGAGTTAGAATGGCAACAAGAGCACCTGAAGGAGGGCAAGTATAATATTAACATGTCCTACATTGATAAAAAAATTCAGGAAATTGTTAAAGAAATCATTGCCAAAGAGTTTGAAGAACAAACGCTTCAAACCAAAATAGACGAGGCCAAGGCCGAAGTTTCGATAGCCACTTAAGCGCTATCAAAAAATCAATTTTTTCCTAGGGATCCCTTGCACTCAATCAAAAAATAACATATAAATTTGCCACTATACAAATTTTAAAAAAAATTAAATGTAGACGCGTATAGTCGACATCCCCTAGGGACTACATTTAAAATATTCTAGGAGGAATATTATGGCAAACACAACGTTTAAGGGAACAGTAAGAGCAGAATCTGGTCTTAAAGTTTCCGCACAAACAGCTGCAACTGGTGCATACACAGATAAATTTACTGTTAATTCATCAGGACAGCCAATAACCGTAAATGGAGCACACTGGAAATATACAGCTGCTTCAGGTTACGCACCTACTGATTTAATGATCGGTAAAGCTAGTAGTTCTGCAGCAACTGTAGATCCATTCGCTGATCACGGCATCGGC